AGAGAAGATGGACTACTATTTGTAGATGATAAAATAGTAGACGACTGTAATATGTATGGAGCAACTATCGGTATTAGACGTATGCAAAGTCATATGGATTTAATGCCGTTAAACAAGTTTGTAGATACTCACTTAGGTATCATAAAGCAGAAAGCAAATACCTATATAGATACTGCGGGTAATCCTTTTATTTATGAAAGGACTGTGTGGTGTAAATTAAAATACTATAGTATACGTAGAGTAGAACAAAAAGTGGTCGCATCACTTTTATATCTCAACGGGGTCAAAGCGCCTTTCACAATTCCTAGACCTCCACACCCAGACATGCTTTGGGCAGGTTTACTACACTTATATGATATGCCTTGGATGTTGTATGAGTATTCAGAAACTAAAGTAAAAGATTCAAAACGAAAGGTATAAATACTTCTTGACATTATTGTCATTTATTGATATAATATATTTTTATATTGAGAGGAAGCTATGACTAGAATTAATTTAGTACCAGTTGAAGAGCTAGCAGACCAGCATCTTGTAGCAGAGTATCGTGAGATATTCATGGTTGGTAGTTCATTACAGCGTTCACTTGCTTCTCCTAATTGGGAGAAAAATAAAAAGACCATACCTAATCAGTTCACTTTAAATACAGGTCATGTAAAGTTCTTTTATAACAAAGGAAAGTATCTTAATGATCGGTATTTAGAGCTTGTTGCTGAGATGAAACGTAGGGGTATGAAACCTAACCCAGACAGAAAGTTTAAGCGGGGTCAGTGGCCTGATGATCTCTATGGAGATTGGGAGCCTAATGATAAGGATCTTGAGATTATACGTGCGCGTATTCAAGAAAAAATTAACGAAAAACCGGAGTGGTACAGATGGAGTACGTAATGCCAGTAGCAGGGTGGGTAGTAATTATTACTACTATAGGGATAACAGCATTATTTTTATTTGCGGTGAGTAGAAGAAAATGAATGTACAAGCTAAAGTACGGATTAAAAGATTAAAAAATTCTATAACAGAAGAGCTGCAAAAAACAGGTAATGTTGTGTTAGAGAGTTGGATTAAAGACTTAAAAAGACTACAAACAACTATTAGTACAGAGGGATTGCAGAAAAGAAAATGCCCCCATTGTGGCGAGCATCTGTGAAAGCAGTTATTAGCAACAGGATTTACCTTGAGGTAACACAAAAGTATAAGGAGGTTTTAAGTAAAGAACTGACATATACTGTGCCCTCGCACAATCCTAATGATCCGCCTATCGTCATAAAGAATATGGCACGAGTTCGTGATAACTTGGTTAGTATACCAATAGGAAGAACGGATTTGATACCAAATGATTACGAAGTAGTCGATAAGCGGATTGAGATGCCAGTAGATTTTCCTGACTTTAAGTTTGATTTACGCCCGAGTCAGAAAGACGCTTATGATGAGGTGGAAGATAATTGTATAATAAACGCTTGGGTCAGTTGGGGAAAGACTTTTACGGGGTTGGCGATAGCAGGAAAACTTGGACAGAAAACATTAGTTATTGTACACACAGTACCGCTACGAAACCAGTGGGCAAAAGAAGTAGAGAAAGTCTTTGGTATCACGCCTGGAATCATAGGCAGCGGAAAGTTTGAAATTGATGCTCCTATAGTAATTGGTAATACTCAAACTTTATACCGTAACATTCCCAAAGTTAGAAAAGAATTTGGAACAATTATACTGGACGAAATGCATCATGTAAGTAGTCCAACTTTTTCCAAAGTTATCGACACAAATTACTGCCGCTATAAGATTGGACTATCAGGGACAATCGAAAGAAAGGATGGCAAACATGTAGTCTTTCGAGATTACTTTGGACATAAAATAATTAAGCCCCCAAAGGAGAACTATATGACTCCTTCTATAAGAATCCATCGTTCAGAGATAAGATTTATGGATGGGGCAAGAACACCGTGGGCTAACAGAGTTACTGCTTTGGCAAATGATGAAGAATATCGTCATACTGTATCAATGATAGCTGCAGCCTACGCAAAGAGAGGTCACAAAGTATTAGTAGTAAGTGATCGAGTGTATTTTCTACAGCGTTGCGCTGAGTTGGTCGGAGATAGCGCGATCTGCGTTACCGGCGAAGTTGCGCACGAGGATAGAGAAACTATGCTAGACGAAATTAAACTTGGTAAGAAAGATATTCTCTTTGGTACTCAAGCTATATTTTCAGAAGGCATATCATTAGATGACCTGAGTTGTCTAATATTAGGTACACCAGTCAACAACGAGCCCCTTCTTACGCAGTTGATTGGTCGCGTTATTAGGAAGAAGGAAGGTAAAAAAGACCCCGTAGTTATAGATATTCACTTAAAAGGGAATACTGCCCGAAAGCAGGCTTCTAATAGGGTGGGATACTATATGAAACAGGGTTACAACATAAAGGAACTTTGAAAAAATAGTTCTTGACATGAACTTAATTTTGTAGTATAATATGTTTTTATATAATTGGAAAAAAATCTTTGAGACATGCGAAGGCAATGCCATAGAAATGGTAAGAGTCTTAAAGATGTTGACGTTCAAGCAAGTCCCTAAGAATAAATACGATAAAATTTATCGTTATTCAACTATGGATTTTAGAGGGGAATCCTTTCTTGTACATCCTGATGTCCTCTTATGTAATGAGTATAGATACAGCTACAAAGACATATGTATATATGTTGCTATATCTAGTATAAGACCTTATGCAGATTATGTAGCATATGGCAAAACAACCTTAGATCTATTGCATTTGCCAATAGATCCATTTATATTTTTAGAAAACTTTAGCCTACTTCGTGTGATAGGTGATCAGATTCACTTTAAGTACGAAGAAGCCCCAACGGAGAAACATTAATGGCAATATCATTTAACCAACAGAAAGGTTCCGCACAAAAGACTTCAATCAAATCATATCAGTACACTGATGGCGATAATAAGATGCGTCTATGCGGAGACATATTAGCACGATACGTATACTGGGTCAAGGGTGAAAATGACAAGAACATTCCTTTAGAGTGTCTTTCATTTGATCGTAATACTGAGTCTTTTACTAACGTAGAGAAAGACTGGGTTCGTGCGTACTACCCTGATCTCAAGTGTGGCTGGAGCTATGCCACTCAGTGCATTGACAACGGTGAAGTAAAAGTTGTTAACCTAAAGAAGAAGCTCTGGGAGCAGATCATTACTGCTGCTGAGGATCTTGGCGATCCTACAGACCCTGACACTGGCTGGGACGTTTGCTTTAAGAAAGTTAAGACTGGACCTCTACCTTATAATGTAGAGTATCAGTTACAGGCTCTTAAGTGCAAGCCTAGTGCTCTTAGCGAAGGCGACAAGGCTCTTTATGCAGAGCTTAAGTCTATGGATGAAGTAATGCCTCGTCCAACTCCTGACGCTCAGAAAGAGTTGCTTGACAGAATACGTGAAGCAAGCACTACTGAGGTAGATGAAACCCTAGAAGCCGAGTTTAATATTGCATGATTTTATTTACAGCGGATTGGCACTTGAAACTGGGACAGAAGAATGTCCCAGTAGCTTGGGCTACAAAGAGATACGAAGAGTTTTTTAAGCAAATACACTCGTTGGAAAAACAGTGCAACATGCACATCATAGGAGGTGACCTTTTTGATCGCATTCCAACGATACCAGAGCTTGAGATATACTTTTCCTTTATTCGCAATGTAAAGATACCAACTATTATATATGATGGTAATCATGAAGCGACTAAGAAGAATAGGACATTCTTCAGTCAATTAAAAACCGCTTCAAGAGATATTAACCCACTAATAAATGTAGTGGATATATCGTACATAGATGATGATCTAGGGTTTGGCATTTTACCATACGCTGATCTTCATAAGAAAGAAAGTATTGAGAAATTCAATACTAGTAAGCCTTTGTTTACTCATGTCCGTGGAGAAATTCCCCCTCACGTTAAGCCAGAGGTGGACTTAGACAGGTTTGAGGATTTTCCAGTCGTCTTTGCAGGCGATTTACACGCACATAATAATACACAAAGGAATATAGTATACCCAGGTAGTCCTATGACTACATCCTTTCATAGAAATAAGGTCTCAACGGGGTATCTACTCATTAATCCAGTAGACTGGACATGGATGTGGGAGCCTTTTGATCTCCCACAGCTTTTGAGAAAGACAGTAGAAAGCCCTGATGAGATGGTATCTACAGATGTGGATCATACAATTTATGAGTTGGAGGGGGACATCCAAGATTTAGCTGGAGTTAAAAACTCTGAACTTCTGGATAAAAAAGTAGTAAGACGTAGTACGGAAGCAACACTTGTTTTAGACAAAGATATGTCTATGGAAGATGAGTTAGTAGAATACTTTAAATATATTCTTGAGCTTCCAGATAGTAAAATTCCAGATATAATAGGGACGTACAATGATTACGCTCAAACGGCTACAATGGGATAATTGTTTTAGTTATGGACAAGATAACGATCTACTCCTTGACGACAATTCAGTTACCCAAATAATTGGTACTAACGGTATGGGCAAGTCGTCCATACCGTTAATTATTGAAGAAGCTCTATATAATAAAAATTCTAAAGGCATAAAGAAAGCTGACATACCTAACAGGTATATAAACGACGGCTATAAAATAGTATTAACCTTTACAAAAGATGATGATGTTTATAGTGTAAATATAAATCGCAAAACGAATATAAAAGTTAAACTAGAGAAAAATGGTGAAGATATCTCTAGTCACACAGCGACAAATACCTATAAAACAATTCAAGATATTATTGGAGTAGATTTTAAAACCTTCTCTCAGTTAGTATATCAAAATACAAATGCTAGTCTTCAATTCTTGACAGCTACTGATACTAACAGGAAGAAGTTTTTAATAGATTTGTTGCACCTTGAAAATTATGTAGAATTATTTGATATTTTCAAAGAGGCATCACGACTTGTTAGTTCGGAAATTACCGGATTACAAGCAAAGATAGATACGATTGAAAAATGGTTAGTAGATAACAAATTGAGTGATACTACCATACTTCCGATGCTAGATTTAGAAATTGATACGGAAGAGGACGAGAAAGCTTTGAGGTTTTTGCAAAAAGAAATTGAAAATATCTCGGAAAAAAATAAAAAAATCTCAAAAAATAATCATTTCAAAGAAGCATTGCAACAAATCAATATACAAGAAGCACAAAACTGTGGCATAGAAGCAGTACAATCGTATGACCATCTACAAGCAGAATTAGGAGAGCATAAAGCAACTTTAACGGGGTCTCAACGCCTTATAGCAAAGTTGAACAAACTAGGAGATCACTGCCCTACTTGTGAGCAGGATGTTGACCCAGAGTTTATTAATAGTCTAAAAGACTTAGAGGCTAGGAAACTAGTCGAAGCAGAGGAAAAAAGTGGAGAAATTGAAAGAGAAATTGAAAGAATTAAAAAGTCAAATATTGAATTCGAACGTTGCCGAAAAATTGAGAGAGATTGGGTGGACTTGTTTAGAAGCATTGACAAGAGTTTACCAGACATTTCTCTGGATAAGGGTGAGCTTGAAGGAAGGTTGGAAGACGTTCGAGCTAACTTACTTCTCGCAAAAGAGCAGCTATCTAGCACAGCTCGCGAAAACGAGAGAAGAACGAAGCAAAATACGCGTATACAGGTAATACAAGAGCAGACTGATGGCTTCACGAACGAGCGTGAGCAAGTATCAGCAGTTCTTGATAAGCAAAAAGCACTTGTATCAAATTTAGAAATACTGAAGAAAGCTTTCAGTACAAATGGTTTATTAGCTTACAAGATTGAAAACCTTGTAAAAGAGTTAGAAGAATTAGCGAACACCTATCTAGGAGAGTTGTCCGATGGTAGGTTTACTCTTGAATTTGTAGTATCTAATGATAAGTTAAATGTTCAGGTGACTGACAACGGAAAAATTGTAGATATTCTCGCACTCTCTTCAGGAGAGTTAGCAAGAGTGAACACAGCTACTCTTATAGCTATTAGAAAGCTAATGAGTAGTATCTCGAAGTCTAGGTTGAACATATTATTTTTAGATGAAGTTATTGCAGTCTTAGATGACGCAGGACGAGAAAAACTAGTCGAGGTTTTACTCGGAGAAGATTTAAATACATACGTAGTCTCTCACGGCTGGACTCATCCTCTACTCGAAAAAATCGAAGTAGTCAAAGATGGGAATGTAAGTAAATTGGAATGATAATACCAGAAGATCTAGTAATTACTCATAAAAGGAATAAAAAAGTGGTAGATAGTAGGGCAAAAGGAGCACGAGGAGAATACTTAGTACGAGATTTGTTAAGGGAACATACAGGCCTTCAGTTTGAAAGAGTACCAATGTCAGGTGCTTTAGAGTATTTGAAAGGGGATTTGTATATACCTAATCAAAACAACTGCTATTGTATAGAAGTAAAAAACTATGCAGATTCACCAATGTCTGATAAAGTCCTGACTCAACAAAAGACTAACAACTTAATAAGATGGTGGAAGAAACTCATAGGGCAGGCACATAATGGAAACCAAGATCCGTTATTATTTTTTAAATATAACAGATCTAAAGTATTTGTCTGTACTGAGAACGAACCCAAAAATTTACTAAATTATGTTTACATAAGCCCACTTAATTGCTATGTTATGGTAGCGGATGAGTGGTTAACCTCTGAAGAGATAAGGTTTATAGGAAGTGGCATTTAAATTCAATTCCCAAGAAAAACATGCAACGCTAATAGTTGATGCCTTAAACTTAGCGTTCCGATGGAAACACCAAGGCAGAACAGATTTTAGATATGAGTACCAAGAGACGGTAAAATCTTTAGCAAACTCATATAAGTGTAAAGATGTAATTATAACAGCAGATGGTGGATCTTCTAGTTATCGTAGAAAAATACTCCCTGAGTATAAACTCAATAGAAAAGATAAGTACGCAGATCAAACTCAAGCTGAGAAAATTGCATTTGAAGAATTTTTTGAAGAATATCAGGCAACTTTAGATTTATTAGAGTGGCCTGTACTTCAATTTGATGGTGTTGAGGCAGATGATATTGCCGCACACTTAGTAAAAGAAAAAGATAAGTATGGTTTTGAAGAGATATGGCTTATATCTAGTGACCGAGACTGGGATTTACTGATACAAGAAAAAGTAAGTAGATTCTCTTATGTTACTAGGAAAGAAGTACGTATACAGAATTGGAATGACCACTACGAAGTTAAACCTGAGCAGTATATTTCACTTAAATGTCTAACAGGCGATAAAGGAGATAACGTTCCTGGGATAACTGGTATTGGTCCAAAGAGAGCTAAAGATTTGATTATCGCTTATGGTGATGCAATGAATATTTATGACTCTCTTCCTATAAATAGTACATATAAGCATATCCAAGAGTTAAATGCGAACGCAGAACGTATTCTTCAAAACTATGAGTTAATGGATTTAGTAGCATATTGTGATGATGCGATTGGGGAAGATAATATTTCTAAGATTAAGGAGATGATGTGTTAATTAATTACGATAGAGATAAGTATTTATCGGAATTTAGTCATAAAACGCTACAAGATAGGTACTTAGTTAATGGAGAAACATCTCCACAAGATGCGTTCGCCAGAGCAGCAAAAGCGTTTTCAGATGATGACGCTCATGCTCAGAGGTTATACGATTATGCTAGTAAACTTTGGTTTATGTTTTCTACTCCTGTCCTCAGTAATGGCGGAACGACCAGAGGGCTTCCTATTAGCTGTTTCCTTAATTATGTTGAGGATAGTAGACAGGGAATCACCGGACACTACACTGAGAACGCTTTTCTTTCTAGTGTTGGTGGCGGGGTTGGTGGCTGCTGGAGCGATGTCAGGAGTGTAGGATCTAAAACATCTAATGGTTCTGAAAGTACTGGAGTAATACCATTCATGAAAGTAGTGGACGCTGAGATGTTAGCTTTTTCTCAGGGTGTCACAAGGAGAGGAAGTTATGCAGCATACTTGGACATATCTCATCCAGAAGTTGAAGAATTTTTGGATGTACGTAAACCTACAGGTGGCGACGTCAACAGAAAATCTGTCAATTTACATCACGGTATTCTTATTGGTGATGATTTCATGGAGCTTATAGAAGGAGCTACTAGAGAGGAAGGATTTGACGATTCATGGGATTTAATAGATCCTCACACTAATCAAGTAACAAAAACAGTTTCTGCAAAAACTTTATGGGTTAAATTAATACAGAATAGAGTAGAGACTGGTGAACCGTATATTATGTTTAAAGATACAGTTCAAAATGCTTTACCTAAGTTTCAAAAAGAGGCAGGATTAAAAGTTAATCACTCAAATTTATGTTCAGAAATTACACTAGCAACAGATGATGACAGAACGGCAGTATGTTGTCTATCTAGTGTGAATTTAGAAGAATATGATGAGTGGAAACATGATGATAACTTTATACCTGATTTAATACGCATGTTAGATAATGTGATTAGTCACTTTATTGATAATGCTCCGATGCACTTAGCTAAAGCTGTATACAGTGCTTCTAGAGAAAGGAGTCTTGGACTTGGTGCGATGGGATTTCACGCATACCTACAACGTCATAATATTCCTTTTGAAAGTGCGTCGGCAAAAGGTGCGAACATGAAAATGTTTCAGCACATAAAATGGAGGGCAGTTAATGCAACTAAGCAACTGGCTGAGGAACGGGGCGAGTGTCCTGATGGAGTGGGTTACGGTATTCGCAACGCTCATCTTTTGGCTGTGGCTCCTAATGCTAGTAGCTCTATTATTTGTGGCAATACTTCTCCCAGTATTGAGCCTTACAGGGCTAATGCATTTACACAGAAAACTAAAAGCGGATCAAGTTTACTCAAGAATGAGTACTTAGAACATGTTCTTCAAGAACTAGATCAAGATACAGATGAAGTATGGAAGAGTGTTATTACTAATAATGGCTCAGTACAGCATCTTGACTTTTTAGATGAGTGGACAAAGGATGTATTTAAAACCGCAGTAGAAATAGACCAGAAATGGATTATTGATATGGCTTCTGATCGACAGATGGATATTTGTCAGAGTCAGTCTTTAAATATATTCTTTCCAGCAGACGTTTCTAAGCAAGAACTACATGCTATACATATGATGGCATGGAAAAGAAAAGTAAAAACTCTATACTATCTCCGTAGTGAAGCTATAAAGAGGGCAGAAACAGTTTCAGACGAAGCCCTAAGACAGTATATATTTGATAGTTTAGATGATGAAGGCTGTGTAGCTTGTGAAGGGTAAAGTTTGGACAGTCTGGAAATATACAATAGGTAGTTTTAGTGATGAAAAAACCGCAGAGTATGATAATATAGTTGCAATACTACGAACAATGATTGTAATTGTTAATGTTGTGTGTGCTTTTTTCATTATGACGAACATAGTACATAATTGGTGAGATATGAGTTTATTAGAAGAAAGAGATTATTACAAACCGTTTAATTACCCTTGGGCATTTGAACACTATAAGACCCAGCAGCATATGCACTGGTTACCAGATGAGGTTAATCTTGCAGATGATCTAAGAGATTATCGTGAGAAATTAACCCCTGGAAATAGAAAGTTAATGACGCAAATATTTAGGTTTTTCACTCAAGCAGATGTAGATGTCTGTTGTGGGTATGCAAAACATTATTTGCCAACCTTTAAGCAACCTGAAGTACGAATGATGTTGTCTGCTTTTGCAGCAATGGAAGCTGTACACCAAGAAGCTTATTCACTTCTTCTCGAAACTTTAGGGTTTGGGGATGAAGAGTACCAGAAGTTCTTTGAGCATGAGGAAATGCTAGCAAAGCACGAACATCTCAATAACTTTGGTATGGACACTCCGATGGATATTGCCAAAACTATGGCTATCTATTCGGGTTTTACTGAGGGAGTACAATTATTTAGTAGTTTTGCTATATTATTGAACTTCCCTCGTCACAATTTAATGAAAGGAATGGGACAGATAGTGACTTGGTCAGTACGAGACGAGACTCTCCACGTTGAGGGGATGTCACAGCTATTCCGAACTTTTGTTAAAGAAAATCCTGAACTATGGAATGACGATCTAAAGTATGAAATATATTGTGCGGCTGAACGTGCGGTAGAACTAGAAGATGCTTTTATAGACTTATGCTTTCACGGTGCGGAAGTACCTGATTTAAGCGGCGAAGAAATAAAAGGATATATTCGGTATATAGCAGATCGTAGGCTCCTAGGGCTAGGATTGAAAAAGATATTTGGGAGTGAGCAAAACCCATTAGGATGGTTAGATTACATGCTAAACGGGGTCGAGCACACTAATTTCTTTGAGAACCGAGCAACTGAGTACTCTCGTGCAAGTACAACAGGTAATTGGCAGGATATATTTAAATGAACGAAAACATAAAGTTAGACTTAACTTTGGAGGAAGTGAATGTCGTTCTGAACGCTTTAGGTGAACTTGCAGCTAAAGTTAGTATGCCCGTTATTCAAAAAGTCCAAGAACAGGCAACCCCTCAGGTAACCCCTGAGCCTATACCTGCAGAGGAAAATAATGATTAAAAAAATAGTATCAGTGCTCTTATTCTTACTATCCACTACAGCAATTTCCGCTGAACATTTTAACGGAACTATTGGCGTCCATTCAGATTATGTATGGCGCGGATATTCTCAAAATGACGGTGAAGTTGCTCTTAGTGCAGGCGTTGGAGTAGCGTTTAAAGGAGTCGTCCTAGCAGCTTGGGCATCACAAGTAGATTTTAATGATGATGCCAAGTATGAGTATGACCTAGTTGCAGGCTATGATTATTGGGTAAACGATAATTTTAGACTGTCAGCAGGATATATTCGCTATGATTGGGATGAGGTCTATGACGATATAGAAGAAGCATATGTAGGATTTGGTGCATACGGTGTAAGTGTAACATACTATCAGGATCTTGATAATTCTGATTTAGATTTCGTAAACGCTATAGTAGACGTACCTTTTATTAAAGGGTTTGATGTTTCATTAGAGTACGGAAAAGCAACCGGTTTTGACAGCTATCAAGCCATCAATGTCTCGAAAGAGCTTGGTGATTGGACAGTTGGGGGACAGATCGGTAGTGAGGAATCTACGATAGGAATATCGTGGAATTTCTAAAGAAAAAGGGGCGAAAGCCCCTTTACTTTATTGAGGACAAACAGGTATTGAAACGCCAGTTGCACCAACGCCAATAACCCCGCCTGACTCATTATTAATACAGTTAACTCCAGGAATCCATATCTGATTATCATCATCACTACTAGTATTTAAATTATTTATTATTCGTACTAAATAATTATCAATATTACTAAAGTTATCCGAGTAATCAGTAGCAGGATTCATATACTCCATTGAAGTAGTTAGTGCATCATAACCTCCCAGACCTAAATTCATCATATTATCTGAATTACCGCCCATGAGTCCATAAAGCTCTGTAGTATTCTGCTGATCTGCATTTATCCTAGATATCTGCGTATCCTTATTGTATCTTGCCATAGTTTTCGTAGCATCATTAGACAGCCACATAGAACCCAATCCAGCTACTGGACCGGCTAATACTTGTGCCCATTGTAATGCTTCCGATTTTTGTGGTTGAGGAACTATAGGGGTTTGATTTGTCATAGCTAAAGCCATTACTGCCGCTGTTGACGCCTCCCCTCCGTTTCCTGCAATTTTTCCTAGTGCTTCGTACCGAGCTTCCATCATTTTTGACTGTGCGATAGCCGCGTTCTGCACAGCGGTGTAATACTCTGTACTTTGAGTGCTTGCACACCCGACCATGTAAGCACTAAGAAATAAAATGCCAATGGTCAATAGTTTTTTCATAAAAACCTCCTATATTATTGGGCTAAGCC